AAAGAGCAGGGGCCTGCATCTGTGCAGCCTAGAATTAAGCACCTGATGAATCATGATCCATCACAGCCATTAGGTAAGTTATTATCTCTTACTGAGGATGCGACAGGGTTAGCGTATGAAAGTCAAGTAGGTACACATTCATTAGGCAAAGATTTTATTAAGATGATAGAATCGGGATTAATTACTGAGCATAGCATAGGATTTAAGATCATTAAAAGAAATCAGATCCAATCGTATGAGCAGTATATGAAAAATCCATCTGCGGGAATGTTTGAGATTACAGAGGTTAAATTATTTGAGGGATCATCTTTGACTGCATGGGGGGCTAATCCATTAACACCTATTACATCTCTAAAATCAGGATTAGATTTAGATTTTATAGTTAATAAGCATAACGCGATAGAAAAGTTTTGTAGAAATACAGATGCAACAGATGAAACTATACAGATGCTTTTATTACATAGTAAACAATTAGCGCAATTAATTATAGATATTAAAAATGAATCTACTTTGCCGGATGCAACATCCACAGAGCCGGAGGTTAATTTCTTAGATATAATTCGCGAGTTTAATAAATCAATTAAATAACAAAATTTATTCAAAATGGATAAGCAAGAATTAATGACAGAGTTAGAGGGATTAAAATCTACTCTCGAAACTGCGATCACCGAAAAAACAAAGAGTGAAATCGCAGAGCAGTTAAAGGCTGCTATCGCAAATGTTGATGAGAAAATTAACACATTTGCAAACAGTACAGATAATGCAGAAACTGTAAAGGCTATGGCTGATGAGATCAATGTATTGAAATCAGAGCAGGCAGAATTAGTTAAAGGATTTGATGTATTGCAATCTAAAGTAAAAAATAATAAAGCAAGTAAAATGGAAAAGAAATCATTTAATGATGTTTTCGCTGAGGGGTTAAAAGATAATTTCGAAGCGATCAGTAATGTAAAGAAAGGGCAGCCTTTCAAAATGGAATTAAAAACACCGGGTACAATGTTACTCGATAATAGTTTAACAGGGGATGGCGTAGCTTCATATTCAGCTACTCAGGCTATTTTCCCTGCTCAAAAAGTAAACTTTAGAGATTTATTGCCTACATCTATCAGCCCTACAGGTTTGTATGTTCAATATCGCGAAGGTGCTACCGATGGATCAGTAGGAGTACAAAATGAAGGATCATCTAAAAATCAAATTCAATATACTTTCAGCGAGATTAAAGTAGTTGAGGATTATATCGCAGGATTTGCGCGTTTCTCTAAGCAAATGGCTAAGCAATTACCATACATGCAAGGTACATTGCCTCGCTTACTTACTAGAGATTTCTATAGTGCAGAAAATGCTAATTTTTGGAGTACAGTAACAGGTGCTGCAGATGGTAATAACACATCTACAGGAGCTGATTATGTAGAGGTAATTATGGAGTTGATCGGTAACCAACAAGCTGCTAATTTTAATGCATCTGTTGTTATCGTTAATCCTGCTACTTTGGCTAAGATCAATAAAAATCTTTTGACTAAAGGATACTATCCCGGTGCTGCAGGAGTAAATAGCCTAGCATCAGGCGCATTGACTATCTCAGGAACACCTGTAGTAGGTGCATCATTCGCAACTGCTGAAACTGCGTTGATCATCGATAGAGATTACTTAGAGAGAGTTGAAACTGAATCTATCAACATCGAGTTTGCTATGGAGGATGCAGACAACTTTACAAAGAATTTGATCACAGCGCGTATCGAGTGCCAAGAGGCAATCAACTTGATGCTACCTGCATCTGCAATTTTCTTTGATTTCAGTTAGTTTTTGTTTTGTGTGTGTAGATAACAAAGCCCCTGCCCATATAGGGTGGGGGTTTTTAAAATAAATAAAATGGTAAATTATAACAGCATTTTAGATTTAGTAAATGTAGCAGAATCAGAAAATGAGCCTGTAACACTATCTGAGGCAAAGGATTTTTGCAAAATAGATATAGGCACAGATGATGATCTACTAATAGCATTAATTACAACAGCCCGGCAAATGTGTGAGGCATATACCGGAGTAGGATTTGTATGGCATGATTTAGATATAATAGTTAATAATACTAATGGCGGTATATATTTACCGTATGGCCCATTATTAGAGATTTATAGCGTAACTGATAATAATGGTGAGGTATTAATATTAGATACTAATTATACCATATCAGGAGGCGCATGGGTTAGATTAGAAAGCCCTAAAGAAAATAACATAATAGTTAGTTATTCTACAGGATATGATGATGATCAATTACCATCAGCATTAAAGACAGGATTATTAAACGCTATTTATTATCTTTATGATAACAGGGCGCAGGGAGTAGATAATATTGGCCCCATTGCTAAATTAATTTTAAATCCTTATAAGCGTGTATAAATTAGATAGGAGAATAGAGATAAAAAGATACTCAACAGTTAAAAATGAGTTTGGCGGATTAATATCTGTACAGACAGGCGCATGGTATAAATGGGCTGAGGCGAGAGATCGCAATGGATTAGAGGATAATACAAAACAACAAAGCCAATGGCAATACAATCAGATTTTTATAATGAGATATGAATCTGAAAGGCCTACAAGATCAAACGATGTTATCTATTATGAAAATGAGCCATACAAAATTATAAGCGTACAGATCAGGAGGGAAGGGTATAAATCATGGGAATATATAGAATCAGCAAAAATAGATGAAAATATAAATAGCGATGCGCCAATGGATACAGCCAATATAAAGGTATTAAATTATACAGCTACAGAACAAACAGCCACATTTACTAATACTATTTTAGTAGGTAAATCTATTTTTGGCGCGTTTAAAGATGGGGTACAGTATGTAATAATTACATCAGGTACACCGGTTAATAAACAGATTTTATTTGATGATTCTACCGGAGAGATGACATGGAGTGTAGAGTTTGAGATCGGAGAGGTAGCCACAATTTTATACTATTAATGGATATACAAGTAAAGGGATTAGATGCTGTAATATCTCGATTAGATAAAAGAGGTAAGGATGCGGATAAAAACGTACAGGCAGCATTAAATGATTTTGCTAATAGAGTAGTATTAGATGCTAAATCATTAGTAAGTGCGAATAGTGCAGATGAGGGCCGTTTATTAAATAGTATAGGTGCAAAGTATGGTAATATGAATGTAACAATATATGCGAATACAGAATACGCGGCATATATTGAATTTGGTACCCGGAAATTTGCAGCGCAATATGTTAGCACATTACCTGCAGATTGGCAACAGTTAGCAGCATCTACAAAGGGTAAATCTAGAGGTACATTTGTTGAGTTTGTAAATAGATTAAGAAAGTGGGCAGAAAGGACAGGTAAAATGGATCCTAAGTATGCATATGTGGCGGCAAAAAAAATACTTAGGGAAGGGGTAAAAGCCCGGCCATTTTTGTATCCATCTGTAGTAAAAAATTTACCTTTGTTAGAGCAGGATTTAAAAGATATATAAATGAAGGATATAAATACATCGTTACTTACTAAATATTATCAGATAGTTGATGATTTAGGGATTCCATGTTATGAAGGTGAGGAGCCGGATGATGTAAAGGATAAAATATATGTAGTTATCTCTGATGTATTAAATACTGAGGCATCTACTGATAGCTCATCCGATACTATTACAACTATTCAGCTAACCATTAATTCATGGGAATATAAGTATAATAACAGTAAAATATTAAATGAAACTGCGGATCTCATCCTGCAGGCTATAAAGCCTACATCTACATCAGTAGTAGATTTATCAGAGTTTGATTTGCAAATGGTTACCCTAAAATTAGATACTGATCGCACAGAGAGATTTGGGGAGTTAGGCGGTAAAGTTTATATTAGTAGGATATTAATATTTAAGCAATTTATTTTTATCGGTGGCAGTTCTACTCCTCCGCCTCCGCCATCGGCGTTATCATATACATTAAATTATAGTACAGTAACTGTAAATAAAAATATTTATACTGATCCTATAACACCTGTAACAGGTACAGGAGGTACATCACCATACACATATACATTAAATGGATCATTACCTGATGGGTTAAATTTTGATACATCAACAGGCGAATTATATGGCACAGCTACAGAGTTATGGAATGATACTATAACTATAACAGTAACTGATAGCGTAAGCGCACAGGTTACATCTAGTAACATTACCCTAATATCTCAGGGATTAGCATTAGGGCAGGTATTTGCAGGAGGATATATCGCTTATTTAGATAATACCGGTGAGCATGGGTTTGTAATTAATCCTGCGCCATATTTAAATAGTGTTAGATGGGGGCCATTAAGTTTTTTAAATATTACATCTGAGGCCATTGGGGATGGCGGAGCAAATACTGCAATATTAGGAGCTAATTCAGTAGGGCTAGCCGGAGCAAATTGGTATTTTTGTAGTATAAGAAATGAGGGCGGATATACTGATTGGGTTATTCCTACAGTTGATGAGTGTATAGAAATATTAAATAGTAGGTCATTAATGCCCATGAGTAAACAGGTATATGGTTATAGATGGACATCATCAGAGATAGATACTAATACTGCATATTATTTTGATTTTTACGCAGGCACAAAAATAGTAATGGTAAAAAGTAGTTTTGATCCTACAGGAGTAGGGGATTTAATAGGGCTATATATTAGATATTTCTAAATTAATTAATAATAAGTAATAAAAAAGTAGTAATTTTAATCAACAATAAAAAAGTAAAAAAATGGCAGAACACAAAGTTAGCGGCGGCACAATGTTGCTATTTATCGATCCAACAGGAGGCGATGATTATGATACCGTAGTT